CGAAGATATTGGCTGGCAAGGACTTTCCCCATTAGCGGTTTTGATGACATACCACGGACCATCCCCTCAGGGTCTGAATCCGCGCGGCAATAAAGATCGCACTCCCGCGGATGATGTGCAGGACGCATATTTGGCCCTGATGAGTCAGTCGCAAGGATGGATGCCCTCTCAAATCCTTCGGCTTGAATACACATGTCCGGGTCAGCCGGTTGAGTCAAAACTTCAGAAGCTGAGGCGTATCGGCGAGAATGTGGGCCGTGTTCGCTACTATCAGCATCTTCGCATTGCCAGGGTTCATGTAGCTGGGTGGATACACCTACCGTTTAGTGATGGCGAAATTGATGAAGAAAAAGCGGCATAGATGGCTTGTGTAATTACAAAATCTCTATAAAACTTGCCTCAGTGAAAGTTGACACTAATTAAAGCCCTGGCCCAGCGCCGGGGCTTTTCGTTTGCGAGTCTGGTCTAACGGCATGACGCAACCCTTCCAAGGTTGTAGGTGCGGGTTCGAATCCCGCGACTCGCTCATCCAGGAATCAACATGGCACAGACCAAGCTCGGTAGCTTCGTCGAAGCATGGGCGAACATTTTTGTGGGGTTCGCCATAAACTTCGCGGCTAACATGTTGATCCTTCCGCATTTTGGCTTTACAAGCCTGAATGCAGCAAAGGCTTTTAATATCGGTTTGGTGTTCACTGCTATCAGCTTGGCGCGAAGTTACGTTTTGCGCCGCTGGTTCAACGGCTTGCGCATTGGTAATGCCAAATGACGGCCGGCTCACTTCCGGATGATGCCGAAGCGCGTAATCGCATCCCTCTAGCCGATGGATTGCTGTATTACTTCCCCAATGCGTTGGCAGCTGTTGCGGAAGTGAGCCGGATAGGTAACGAACAGCATAATCCTGGGCAGCCGATGCATTGGGCGCGCGGTAAATCGACCGATCACGCCAACAAGATCATGCGTCATTTGGTCGATGCTGGACAAAAAGATGGTAAGGGCGTTCGCCATTCCGCCTATCTTGCTTGGCGGGCACTAGCCCTACTCCAGGAGGAGATCGAGCAGGAAGAAGGCGCTCCGTTACCGCGTAACGCCAAGCTCAACCCACCGGTTGAATCTGCGCGAATCAACCCGGAGGTTGAGAGGCGGCATCCGATGCATGCTGAAGTGCTTCGCGCGGATCTGATCCGTAACTGACGTGAAGACGCTTCGCCATATCATCCTGCCTGACACGCAGGTGAAACCAGGAGTGCCGCTCGATCATCTGGATTGGGTGGGGCAGGCAGTTCAGGACTATAAGCCGGACGTAGTTGTCCATCTGGGCGACCATTGGGATTTCCCCTCGCTTTCGGGGCACGCAGTACCGGGCGCCGCGCAGCTGGAAGGTAAGCGCTTCGAAGATGACCTAGAGGCCGGCAACGAAGCCATGCGCCGGCTGACGAAGGCGATGGGCTCCTTCAAGGGTCGCAAGGTCATCCTGCGCGGCAACCATGAATACCGCATGGACCGCGCACTGGACGCGAATCCGAAATGGATGGGGGCGATCGGCTATCACCTCTTCGCCGATCGCCCCTTGGGTTGGGAGGTGGTGGATTACTTCATGGGCTCACCGCAGCCCATCGTGATCAATGGTGTGACCTACGCCCACTACTTCGCCAACCCGAATACGGGCAAGCCCATTGGCGGGACGATCACTAATCGTTTAGCCAAGATCGGCACGACCTTTGTTCAGGGTCATGTGCAGGGATTGCTGCAGGGCAACGTTCAATACGCCACGGGTGTCATGCGACACGGCATCGTCGCCGGAAGTTGCCTTACACCAGATCACAGGGTACTAACTGCGGATCTTCGATATGTACCGCTTGGCTCCGTTTGTACGGGCGATAAGCTGGTTAGTTTCGATGAGCAGTTGGGCGAAGACGGAAAACGTTCACGGCGCTACAAAACCGGAACTGTTGAAGCTGTAAAGCGAGACATTGATGATGTTTTTGCTGTAACGCTATCCAGCGGAAAGGTTTTTAAGGTTACTGGCGATCATCTTTGGCTTGCTCGAAAGGCCGGAACTACCACACAGTGGTTGCGTACAGATCAAATGCAGGCAAGGAATGCCAAAGGCGCGACGCATGTCCCAATTTTGTTCGATGAATGGGAGCAGGCATCGTCGTTTGATTGTGGATGGCTATCAGGGCTGTATGACGGTGAGGGAAGTTTGTATGCCCGCACGACTACCGGAGGCAATGTCATGCAGCTTACTTTGGCGCAGAAGCTTGGGGCAGTGTTAGATCGCGCCAGGGAAATACTCGCAACACTCAGCCATCCAAGTACATGTGACGTTAATCAGCGTGGTGTAGCCGGCCTTCGTATTCGCGGCGGTCGTCGCGAGATAGCTAGACTGCTTGGTATTCTGAGACCCATCAGGCTTCTTGCGAAATTCCAGCCTGAGTTGTTGGCTCGCATGAATATTTCGCAATGGGATGCGATAGAAAAAATCGAGCCGATCGGTCGCCGAGAAATTGTCCGCATCGCGATTGATGCCAAAACAATGGTTGTGGAAGGCTATGGCCATCACAACTGCTACCTGCATGACGAGGAATACAAAGGGTCGGCTAATACTCATTGGCGCGGCATTGTCGTGCTGAATGAGGTGCGCGGCGGGACGTTCTGTGAAATGCCCCTGACCCTTGATTATCTGTGTCGCAAGTATGAGCGGCGCAGTCTGTCGTCCTTCCTGCGACGGAAGTACAAGAACGCTGAGCACCGATTCACCTTGGCGAGGACAGCATGAGCGACGAAGCCGAACGCGAAGCTGAGCCCGAAGTCCTTGGCGACGGCGACATCTACATCGAAGACATGCCGGATTTCCTGGAGAAGTTCGGCGCCATGGCTGTGCAGAACCGAGACGGGCAGTTATTTGTTCTCCTTGCAGAAACGCTGCAATGGAAAAGCGTCGAAACATCCGGTAGCCGGAAACCACGAGCCGTAAAATGATGCAACCAAGCAAAGACGCCATTGACCTAGTCAAGGCGAGCGAGGGCTTGCGCCTGGATGCTTATCAGGACGATGGTGGCACTTGGACCATCGGGTGGGGCCATACGGATGGCGTCCACGAAGGCATGCGCATCACGGAGCAGCAGGCAGAGGAGTTCCTCGCCGCTGACCTCGCGACCGCTGGGCGTTGGGTGTCGATCCTAGTCAAGGTGCCGCTGACGCAGCCACAGTTCGATGCACTGATAGACTTCGTGTTCAACGAAGGGCAGGAGCATTTGCGCACATCGACACTGCTTCGCCTGCTTAATGCTGGCCAAGTGCAAGCCGCTGCGGCGCAATTCAAGTACTGGAACATCGCTGCTGGCCAAGTCGAACAAGGTCTCGTCAAGCGTCGTGCGGCAGAAGCTGTGCTGTTTTTGTCCAAGCCATCCGTGAATACCGTAAGGGTTGATGCATGAGCACAGGTGATTGGATTGCCCTTGCCGCGCTCATCATTCCAAGCGTCGGCGGCTTTGCTGGCCTGCTGAAATGGTTCGGCAACCATTCCGAGCGACTGCGCACGGCTGAGGTGCGTATCGATCACCTGACCCAGCGCCAGAGCGACGACACGGCATGGATCCGCAACACATTGCAGCGGATCGAAGACAAGCTCGATCGGAAGGTTGACCGGGTATGAAGATCACGCTTGCCACGCTTGACCTAATCATTCGCATAGCGGCGAAGTTCAACGAGAAATCCAGCATATGGGCCTATTTGGTCGCCTTCGCTGGACAGTTCCTTGCCGCCAAGTATCAGGCCGATGTCCATATGGGGATTTCAATTGCCTCCATGGGGGCTGGCGCCGTCCTATGGCTGCTCAGCGATGAGCAAGTGCGATTCCTGCTCACCGGGCAGAAGCAGACGCCATTGCCGCCAGTGCACACGCCGGCTGATATCGAACCCACCACCAAAGGGTAATCCCATGAAATTCCTCAAAGCACTGGCTGCCACGCTGGTGGTGGTACTTATTGGCTTGGGCGTATGCGCCTCTCTATCCGGATGCGGCGTCAAGCCTCAGCCGCTTACACCGAAGCAGATCGCCACCATCGCGTGCCCGCAGCTGGACTTGGTGCATACGCAGCTGTCCGTGCTCAATGCCACGCTGGAGGCCAACCCCGCTACAGCAGCCATCGGTGCCAAGGCTGATGCGGATCTCGCCATCGCCCATACCGTAGTGACGAAGGTCTGCAAGGGTGCGCAAGCCGCTCCAACCGTGGATGCATCCAGCATCCAAGCGTTGATCCAGACCGGATTGCCGGCGCTCAGTTACTTGGCTGGATCGCTTCCGATACCTCCGGCGCAACAGGCGCAGGTACAGGCGGCATTAGTGATTGCTGAGACTGCGGCTGGTGTCGTTGGCGTGGTCGAGGTACAGGTCGCGGCTGCAAAGGCTGCCCCAGCGAATGCATCGAGTTCCCACTGATGGGCAGCAATAGCAAGGGCGGTATCGATCGCGATGGCCTGATCGACAACGACACACAGGGCGGCTAAATGGCTCCCATCGACTACGCCGTCCTGGCGAAGCGCGCTTATACGGACGCGCCAACGATCGGGAAGGCGGATAGCGCCTCGCGGATGCATGTGTACGGCGACGTGCATGTGTTTCGGGGTAGCGATGACATTGCATCGTTCCTTGCCGACGCGAATTGCTCGACAACTGACGTGCATGGCCTAGGTAAGGTCCATGCCGGCTTCTATGGCGCTTTGGCCGCAATATTGCCGGCTTGTCTTGCAATGCCGATGCCGTCGGCGGTTGCTGGACACAGTCTTGGTGCGGCCATGGCGATACTGTACGCAGCAGTGTTGTCTCAAATCGGCGCGCCGGTTCCTGTCTATGCGTTCGAGCCGCCGCGGTTGTGCTGTGATAACACTCTGCATGAGCTTTTGGCGGCCAAGCGTGTGCCGTTCTATGCGACGCGAAATGGCCGCGATTTGGTGACTCAGGTGCCACTAGGCATGACGTTGCCTGGATCGTTGACGCAGATCGGTAAGGCAGTGTTGCCGTTCGACAACATCGAAGACCACAGTATCGACCGGGTTATTGAAGCCCTGGCGGCATGAGCTATGGAAATCATCCTGCGCGCCTTGTGGGTATCCGCATGGGCCATACCGGTGGCAGGGGTATTCGGTCTGATTGGCTGGCTGGGTGGAGTGGCGTAGGTGGAAGGGTAAATGACTGAAGAACACGTTGAGCACCGATTGCTCCATGACTTCGCCATTGACCCGGATCATGCCGATCGGACCGAGTCGGCGGAGTTCCGAGCCGCCAAGGCGCGCCTGAAGCAGGATGGGCATTACAGGTGCTACATCTGCGGAGCTACTGAGAATTTGCAGGTTCACCATCGCGCCTGCGAGTACATGTTCGCCCAAGTGGTGGACTACAACCTGCTCAAAGAGTTTTGCGAGGAGTGGGACATCTACGGGTACGGCAGGCTCCTGAAGGCCCAGCCAATCACAAGCCCGGATGATGTGCGCAACCAGATGGTCCTGTGCCAGCCGCACCATACCGGTGTCAATCACCAAGATGGCGGCGGCGGCACGGGCATCCATTCCTGCAGCTTCCCGACATGGATAGCGCAGAAGGTGGCCTTGTCCGGCGCCAACCCAGTTCCGCAGGAAGGTGAGACATTCGCCCAGGCTGAAGCACGCATCAAGGCCCATGAACGGCAGGCATGATATGGACGAGCGCACAGCCATCCTTAGCGAGCTGGAGCAATGCGGTGCCGATATCGTCCAGCACGCTTTTGCCCTTGAGAAGCTGTGCATCTTTCTGCGGGCCGATGGCGAGGGTTCGGTTAGGTGCATAGCACCCGACGTGGATCCGGCGTCTATTGCCCGCATTCTTTACGTAGCGGCAGACACCTACGCCTCTCATGCCGCTAAGCAGATACCGGCTAGCCAGATTAAGCGGATGCGCTGACGGTCGTGCGCAATGTCTCTTACGCCTAAACAGGAAAGGTTCTGCCAGGTCTACCTAGAAACAGGTAATGCCAGCGAAGCGTACCGGCAGTCCTACGACTCCAACGGGAAGCCTGCAACGGTCAACCGTAGGGCCAAGGAGCTACTCGATAACGGCAAGATCGCGGCAAGGCTAGCGGAATTGCAATCCGAGACACGCCAGCGTCATGACGTGACAGTTGACAGCCTCCTAAAGGAACTCGAAGAGGCTCGTGTCGTGGGGAAAGATCGTGGGCAGGCATCGGCCATGGTCCAGGCAACGATGAGCAAGGCAAAGCTACTCGGCATGGAAGGCGCGACCGATGAAGACGAAACGCCTCAGTCCGTCAAAGTAACCGTGGAAGTAAAGGACGCCCGTCGTGACAGCCAGCGAGATAAGGCCACGACTAAACGTCCCCCAGGCTGAATTTCTGGCCCTCCCGCATAAATTCCGCGCCTTCGTTGCTGGCTTCGGCTCCGGCAAGACGTGGGTGGGATCATCGGGACTTTGCAAACACTTCTGGGAGTTTCCCAGGGTGCCAGCCGGATACTTCGCACCGACCTACGGCCAGATACGCGACATCTTCTTCCCAACAATCGAAGAGGTTGCCCATGACTGGGGACTTCGGACGGTCGCGCGGGAGGCAAACAAAGAGGTCCATCTCTATTCGGGCAGGCAATACCGCGGGACGGTGATCTGCCGTTCGATGGAGAAGCCGGAAACGATCGTCGGCTTCAAGATTGGCCGCGCTCTGGTTGACGAGCTCGACGTCCTCAAGAAGGCGAAGGCCAGGCAGGCGTGGCGAAAGATCATCGCCCGTATGCGTCACAAGGCTGATGGGCTGATTAACGGCATCGACGTCACGACGACGCCGGAAGGATTCCAGTTCGTTTGGGAGCAGTGGGTTAAGGAGATTCGGCAGAAGCCGGAACTAGCTGCATTGTATGGCTTGGTCCAGGCCAGCACCTACGACAACGAGCTGAACCTGCCTGACGACTACATTCCATCGCTGCTGGCAACATATCCGCCGCAGTTGATTGAGGCGTATTTAGATGGGCAGTTCGTCAATCTGTTATCTGGAACGGTCTATCACCAGTTTGACCGAAGGGCTAATGGGTGTCATGACGTTTTACAGGATGGTGAAGCGATACATGTCGGTATGGACTTCAACGTCGGCAAGATGGCCGCGATTGTTCATGTCGAGCGGAATGGGCAACCACGCGCCGTAGACGAATTGATTGACGGCTATGACACGCCGGACATGATTAGGCGCCTCAAGGACCGGTTCTGGCGCCATAACGGCAACGCGTTCGACAAGACGCGAGACATCACGATCTATCCGGATGCATCGGGTGATTCACGCAAATCGGTAAATGCATCGGAAACGGACATTGCATTGCTGAAGGCGGCCAACTTCAGGGTTAAAGCGCCCGAGGCTAACCCGCCAGTGAAAGACCGCATCAATGCGATGAATGCGATGTTCTGTAACGCTCAAGGCGAGCGTCGCTACCTCGTCAATGTGGAGAAGTGCCGAACCTACGCCGACCATCTGGAGCAACAGGTCTGGGCTGACAACGGTGAGCCGGACAAGAGTTCTGGTGCAGACCACACCAACGATGCAAGTGGTTATTACATCCATTCACGCTGGCCGATCATCAAGCCGGAATCGCGAGTGACTTCTCTCAAGCTTTGAGGCTTCCATGACGATCAATATCAAACCAAGTCACAAAGGCCTACTCCACAAGAAGCTTGGCGTGCCAATGGATAAGCCAATTCCAGCTGGCAAGCTTTTGAAGGCCGAGCACTCCAAATCCGCAGCACTGCGGCGCGAAGCTCAATTCGCCGCCAATGCTCGGACGTGGAAACATAAGTGAGTACAGTTCGCGACCTCTCGCCCTTCATGAAGAGGGTGAGTGAAGGATGGTCCATGGTCCACGCGCTCATTGGCGGCACCGCAGCCATGCGCGCTGCAGGCAAAGCGCTGCTTCCTCAATGGCCGCAAGAGGACGACGATAGTTACAAGACGCGATTGTCCGTCGCTACGTTGTATCCAGTATTCCGCAGAACGGTCGAGGTCAATGCGGCGCGTCCGTTTTCACGTCCCGCGACGGTCACTGCGAAGGGCATTCCCGAAGAATGGCTGTGTGACGTCGATCTCCAGGGTTCGAACATCAATGCATTTGCCAATTCGATGTTGTATGAGGGTCTTGCCTATGGCATGGGCGGCATTCTGGTGGACTACCCGCCCGTCGCCAACATCAAGACCAAGGAACAGGAAAAGGCAGTCGGGGCACGTCCCTATTTCGTCAAGTATTCCGGCACGCATATTCTTGGGTGGAGAATTGAGAGGAGTAAGCTGACACAGCTTCGCCTGCTTGAAAACGTTGAGATCGAAGATGGTCAGTGGTCCACCGAGATCATTGAGCAGGTTCGCGTCCTGGAGCCAGGAAAATGGCAGACCTACCGTCTCAACGAGAAGTCGAAAGAATGGGATCTCTTTGATGAGGGTCCGACAACCTTGGATTGCATTCCTTGGGTGTTCGTCTACGGGCTAAAGATTGCTTTTGGTCATGGTCATACTCCGCTCAAGGATCTCGCCTACCTCAACGTCGAACATTACCAGAGCAGCAGCGACCAGCAGACCATTCTGCATGTCGCCCGTGTGCCGATTCTGTTCGGGAAAGGCTTTGGTGATAGCCAGATCACGATCGGCGCATCTCACGCCGTGATGGCAGACGACAAAGACGCTGATCTTTCGTACGTGGAGCACCAAGGCACGTCAATCGAATCTGGCCGGCAATCGCTGCTTGACTTGGAAGAGCGCATGCGCGCCACCGGTGCCGAGCTTATTAGTCAGAAGCCGGTACAAACCACGGCGACCCAGGTCAACTCCGAGGGCGAGTCCGCTAAATCATTGCTGCAGCAGATCGTCGAGAACCTGGAGGAATCCATTTGCCAGGCGATATGCTTCATGGGGCAGTGGGCTAAGAAGCCTGTCGAGCCCACCGTGGAGTTCTTCAAGAGCTTCACCTCTCTGCCGCCGCACGACAAAGACATGATCAGCAATGCCAAGAAGGCTGGCGTCATATCAGGTCAAACGATGTTTGAAGAACTGCAGCGTCGCGACGTGATTTCGCTTGACCGCAACTGGAATGACGAGAAAACCAGACTGCAGTCAGAGCGAGACACCGTGTCTGGGCCACAGTCTGACGACATCAGGACCGACGACCTCTTAAACGAGTAGGCGCAGGCCGATTCAAAGCAGGCTATGCGCGGATGCGTATGGCCGTTTCGCCCCGGATGGGGTCACATCAACCTGTTGGATGACAGACGATGAAACTGAAGCTCGATGAACAGGGTCACGCCGTCCTCGCGGATGGCAAACCCGTGTATGTGCATGACGATGGCAAAGAAATTCCCTTCGACGCCGCGGCGACTATCGCGACGATCAGCCGCCTCAACGGCGAGGCGAAGGGACACCGCGAACGCGCTGAACGTGCCGAGGAGACCCTAAAGGCCTTCGATGGTATCGAAGACGCCGAAGCAGCCCGCAGGGCACTCTCCACCATCAAAAACCTGGACGACAAGAAGCTGGTCGATGCCGGCGAGGTCGAACGGGTGAAGACGGAGGCCATCAAGGCCGTCGAGGAGAAGTACGCACCGATCATCAAGGAGCGCGACAAGCTGCAGTCAGCACTCGTCTCCGAAAAGATCGGCGGTAGCTTTGCCCGTAGCAAGCTGATCACCGACAAGCTGGCCATCCCTGCTGACTTGGTGCAGGCCCGCTTCGGTGAGCACTTCAAGCTCGATGGCGAAAACGTCGTCGCCTACGATAAATCCGGCAACAAACTCTACAGTCGCGCCAATCCCGGCGAGCTGGCGGCGTTTGATGAAGCCCTGGAAATGATCGTTGAGCAGTACCCCTACCGCGACAGCATCATGAAAGCATCGGGTGCAAGTGGTGGTGGTGCGCAAGGCGGTAGCAATACCGGTGGTGGCGGCAGCAAGACCATCTCACGTACGCAATTCGAGTCGATGTCGGATACCCAGCGCGCGGCCCACTTCAAGGCTGGCGGCACGATCACCGACTGACATCCAGCAACACATTTCCTGACCAAGCCGCGCAACGCGGCTTTTTCTTTGCCGAGCCTCGGATGAGGTGCAGGCGTTCGGGCCGGATGGCTCACGAAATCCATTTCTTGACCCAATCCGATTCCCGGAGAGATATCCATGAGCAATACCCTGACCAACCTCATCCCCGACCTGTACGAGGCGATCGACGTCGTCTCGCGAGAAATGGTCGGCTTCATTCCGTCTGTCACCCTGAGCGCGACCGCCGAGCGTGCCGCACTCAACGAAAATGTCCGCGTGCCGATCACCCCCGCCGCTTCGGCGGAAGACGTCACCCCGGGCCAGTTACCACCCGATGATGGCGACCAGAGCATCGGCAATAACGTGATCGTCATCAGCAAGTCGCGCATGGTGCCGTTCCGCTGGGCTGGTGAAGAGCAGAAGGGCGTGAACAACCAGGCGCCGAATGGCGGCTATGCCAAGATTCGCCAGAATCAGGTGCAGCAGGCGATCCGTACCCTGGTAAACGAAGTGGACGCCAATATCGGAACGCTGTTCTCGACCGCATCGCGCGCCGAAGGCACCGCCGGCACCACGCCATTTGCCTCCAGCCTCAGCGACACCGCGCAGCTACGCAAGATCCTGTCCGACAACGGCGCTCCGCTGTCCGATATGCAGTGCGTAATCGACACCACCGCCGGCGCCAATCTGCGCACGCTAACCCAACTGACGAAGGCGAATGAAGCCGGCACCACTGAGCTGCGCGCCCAGGGTACGCTTCTGGAGCTGCATGGCTTTACGTTGCGTGAGTCCGCCGGGGTTGCCGAGTCGGTGGCCGCAGGCTCCGTGACGGGCGCTGTGACGGCATCGGGCGCCAAGGGTGCCACCAGTGTCACCTTCACCACCCCATCCGGTGGTGCGGTTGCCCTGGTAGCGGGTGATATCGTGACCTTCGCCGGTGACTCCAATAAGTATGTGGTGGCTGCGGCGGCGACCATTGGTGCCTCCACCAGCGGCTCCGTAACCATCGGTGCCCCTGGCCTGCGTTCCACGCTGTCCAGTGCCGCGGTGACTGTCGTGGCTACCTCGACACGCAACCTCGCCTTCGCCCGCTCGGCACTGGTCCTGGCGACCCGCCTGCCTGCACTACCGGAAGAGGGCGATATGGCGGAAGACCGCATCGTCATCACCGATCCGCGCAGCGGCATCGCTTTCGAGTTCGCCATGTACAAGCAGTATCGCCGAGTGCGGTACGAAGTGGCGCTCGCCTACGGCTGGGCCAACATCAAGCCGGAACACTCGGCGGTATTGCTGGGCTAATCCAAACCGGCGCCGGGTCTTCAGGCTCGGCGCCCCCTTTAGGAACAGACATGTCCGATCTCGTTACCGTCGAAAAAGACGGCAAGCAGTTGCGCATTCATATCGACGCACTCGCGCAGCATCAGAAACTCGGCTGGGCGCATGTCGAAGAGGCGCAGGAAGAGGCCAATGAAGCCACTCCGCGCCGTGGTCGCAAGCCAAGGGCGCAGGAAGAGGCTGAGTAAAAGACCATGGCACTGACCGCCCAGCAAATCGCCGATGTCCGCCGCTTCGCTGGATACCCCATGCTTGGCACGGATACGCCAGCGGATGATTCGCGCGACTTTGCTTATGGGTTCGTGTCGCCAGGTGTATGGCAGACCCTGTTTCACCGGCTGAACAACTTGACGCCGGAGAACGAGACAACACTGACGACAATTTACCTCACGAATCTCTACACACTGGAAACGGCAATCGTGAACGCCACGGCCAATCTAGATACGGCTGAGGCGGGTCCGTGGGTGCATAACGCCAACGAACTATCTGATCGGCAGAAGCTTTTCGATACATGGCGTAGGCGCATGTGTGCCTTTATCGGTATTGCTCCAGGCCCATCGCTTGGTAACGGCAATGGCTGCGCGAAGATTTCGAGGGCGTAATGAGCACAGTCACGCCACTGGCCAAGGTTGTAAGCATCAACCTGCCCAATGAAGAGGTCGTAAAGAAGCTTCGCGATCTCTTGGCGCAGGCTGAGAATGGCGCAATTAAGTCGGTGATGTACTTGGCTGATCGCTTCGACCAGACTTTTGATGTCGCATGGACTGGTTGCGATGACCTGATAGCGATCGCCGGTCAAGCAGCACGACTGCAGCATTACATCCAGATCCGCATGGACGGAAAGATCGAATAATGGACGGCCAAACGCTTCAATCCCGTATTTACTACGGGTACAAGCAGGCGGCTGCCCATATCGGCCTTTCGTATAGTCAATATCGCCCGTCATCGGCGGTGAACGCGTTGGCTGGCGCCAATCTCGTCCAGTCATTGAAAGCCAGCTTTACCGTCCGCGATCCGGCATGGCAAAAAGCCAGCGATTACGGTAAGGCGACTTGGTATTGCTACGCGGATGGCTCGCAGCTCCAGCGTGGCGACTACCTGACTGGGAATGGGTTCACGTACTTCATCAGTCAGATGGAGTCGCTATTGCCCATCACGGCGGTGTTGTGCAATCGCACGGTAAACGTATTCCGGCCGCAGCAAACCACCGGTGTAGGCGCGCAGCCTTATGGCGGCAATACAGCGTCAAACCAGACGGAGATCGTCACGGCTTTTCCGGGCTCCATCCTGGTGTCGAGTAAGGCCGAGAAATCGCCCGTAAATCTGCCTGGCGACGTCCGTTCTGGGTGGTGGACGATGCTTCTGCCTCCCATTCCTGGCGGTGTTGTGATCGAGGATCACGATATCGTTACCGACGACATCAACAACCGCTACGTCATTTCCACAGCCGAGCTTTCCGAGCTTGGATGGCGCATTGAGATGATGGAGGCAGAAACGTAATGGCCGACATCTCCGACGTGCTGACCGCGATCGTGAACGTCATCGCGGCAGCCATCTATCCAAACGGTACGGGACAGCCATCAGCCACCGGTTTGGCGACCGCTATCTATCCCGGCTGGCCGCAGAGTTCACAGCTTGATGCAGACATGGCCGGATTCACGAATGGAAAGGGCGGCAAGATTCATGTGACCGTCTTTCCACTGGGGCGTGAGAAGAACACCACACGCTATCCGAAACAGTTTCGGGTGACGTCAACAACGACCGCAACGCTGACCATGACGGTAGCAAGCCAGACGGTGACGGTGGGTGGAGCAGTCTCCACGCCTCAAAACGTTGCCATTGTGGCGTCGAACAAGGCTTACACCTACGCAGTGCAGGCGAATGACACATTGGCCACGATTGCGGCAGCACTAGCCAGTCAGATCACTGGCGCAACCTCTTCTGGCGCAGTGATTACGATGCCATCCACGGCACGCATTTCGGCGGCAAGAGCGGGCGGTTCCGGCTCCATGGCTGCAATGACCAAGCAGCAGCAGCGAGCCATCCAGATCACGGTGTGGGCCGATACGCCGGCTCATCGCGATCTAGTAGCGCCATTTATCGACTCAGCATTGTCGAATATCGATTTCCTGACCTTCCCGGACGGAACGGCGGGGCGACTGATTTACGAATCCTCGCCACTCGATGACATGGTTCAAAAGGCCAATGTGTATCGGCGCGATCTGATCTACACCGTGGACTGGGCGACGCTCGCAACAGCATCCTCGACGGAAGTCATCGTTGCCGAACAGGTCAATCACCTAACCCAGGCCGATGGCTCGACGATCACCCTTTCGACTACCTATCAGTGAGCAACCCATGAAACTTGTCGTTGTCGAACCCTTCCACGATTACAAGCGTGGCGACGTGATTGCGGATGACGATTCCGTGGAAACCGTGCTCGCCGCGCATCCGCGTCATGTGGTTGTAACGCCTGACGATCCTGAACAGATTGCCGACTCAGTTACCAAATAAATCCCATCCCATCGTTTACCTCGAGCCGCCGAAAGGCGGTTTTTTGATTCCCGGAGACCCGCCATGACGCAGATCACCCAGGCTGGACAGCTCAACGCCACTGCTCTGGTGGTGCCCGACCTTTACGTAAACATTCTCCCGCCACAGGTGGCAGCGCTTAACGGCGTGCCGACTAATGTCCTTGGCGTTGTCGGTACGGCCCAGTGGGGTCCGGTCAATGCACCGACCATCGTCGGTAACGCCGCTCAGTATGCGCAGAACTTCGGCGCCATCCAAAACCGCAAGTACGACATGGGTGCGGCAGTGGCAGCGGCGCTACTGCAAGGTGCCAACAACTTCCGCTGCGTGCGCGTGACGGACGGCACCGATGTGGCTGCCACGGGTCAGCTCAAGGACACGACCACTCCGACCGCTGTAACTGGCTTGACGTTGACGGCGAAATACACGGGCACGTTGGGTAACTCATTGCAAGCGACCGTTTCGGCAGGCTCCGCTGCCAGCACCTTCAAGATCGTATTGGCGCTTCCTGGCCAAGCACCGGAAGTGTTCGACAACATTGCTGGCATCGGAGCCACGTTCTGGACGAATGCTGTGGCGGCCATCAACAACGGTAATGGACCGTTGCGTGGACCATCCCAGCTCTGCACCGCAACCGTAGGTTCTTCGACGGCATCGCCCGCACTCACCACCGTCACGCTGGCAAGCGGCACGGATGGCGCCACGACGATCACCGGCACGGTGCTGGTTGGCACGGATGGTTCGACGACCGCACGAAAGGGCATGTATGCGTTGCGTGGTACGGGTGCTTCCGTGGCCATGCTGGCGGACTGCGACGATTCCACGACGTGGACCACGCAGGTGTCCTATGGTTTGTCCGAAGGCACCTACATGATTGCCGTGGGACCGGCCGGACAGTCGGTCACGGCTGCTGCGACCGCGAAGTCCACCGCCGGCATCGACAGCTACGCAATCAAGGTTCTGCTTGGTGATTGGGTCTACTGGAATGACACCGTCAACCAGTTGACTCGCCTGATTTCGCCGCAGGGATTCGTGGCTGGCTTGCTTGCCAATCTGGCGCCGCAGAATTCAGGCCTCAACAAGCAGGTTTATGGCGTTGTTGGCACGCAGACGAGCTATCAGAACCTTACCTATTCGTCCGCTGACCTGCAGGCGTTGGTGCAGGCAGGCATCGACGTGATATGCAACCCGATTCCTGCCGGCGCTCAGTTTGGCGTCCGTATCGGACACAACTCCAGTTCGAACGCAGCCATCCAGGGCGACAACTACACTCGTATGACCAACTATCTGGCTGCCACATTGGCATCCGGCATGGGTGTCTATGTGGGCAAGCTGCAGTCCACGCAGCCCAACGATCCGTGGCGCCGCAGTGTCAAGGCGACCCTGGACAACTTCCTGCAAGCCATGGACGACCAGAGCCAGATCGACAGCTTCAGCGTGCAGTGTGATCTCAACAACAACACGCCGTCACGTATCGCGCTTGGCTACGGTCAGGCCGATGTCACGGTGAAATATCTGTCCGTGGTCGAAAAGCTGATCGTCAACATGCAGGGCGGTCAAAACGTCTCCGTCGCCCGCGTCAGCACCGTCCCGGCCTAATCAACCCGTCATTCCTCATCGAGCCCGCCTAGCGCGGGCTTTCTTTTTGGAGAACCGCAATGCCTTTCAATAGTTTTTCAATCGGCAAGGACGTCACCATCGACGTCATGACGCCGAGCGGGTTGCTGCCGCTCCCGGTGACGGTGACGGCGTTCGACATGAAGCCGCAATACAACCGTATCAAATCGATCGCTCTGGATGGCGTGAATCGCGAGGCGGCGCTGCCTACTGGTTGGGATGGCACGATCACCTTGGATCGCCAGGACGGCGCCATTGACGACTTCTTCGCTCAGTACGAAGCCGGCTATTACGCAGGCCAGAACATCCTGTGGTCGCAGATCACGGAAACGATCAACGAGGCAGACGGCAGCGTCAGCCAGTACCGCTACACGAACGTCTCGCTTCGATTCGAGGATGCTGGCTCCAAGAAAGGCGACGACAAGATTGCCCAGACTATTGGTGTCTTCGCCTCCAAGCGTATGAAGGTGGCGTGATGAGCGACGCAATCGAAGGTGGCGCGGCTGAAGCGATCCTGCATAAAGCTGCTGCAGAAGCCCAAATTACCGATACGGCAGGGCGTGTTTTTAAGCTCAAGAACCCAGGTCCGTTAGCTCAATATCGCCTAGTCGAAAAGCTTGGCGGTCAGGTGGCATCAAACCAGGTTTACATGAACATGGTCATGCCGCTGATCTTTATCGCCTCCATTGATGGCGATCCCGTCAGGATTGACTCGAAGGCGCAGCTTGAGGCATTGATTCAGCGTCTTGATGAGCACGGTATTACCGCCGTGATGGAGTGCTATCAGGAGAACTTCCTTCCCAAATCGCCTGAAGAGATCAGGGAAGAAGTAAAAAACTAGCCCAGGCCGCATCCATCAGGGACTGCCTTTGGTTAGTAAGAAATGGCGTCCCGTTCGATGTGGCCTTTGGCATGGATGACGCAACGAGAATCGCGTTCTCGATCATCTTTAGTGAGTTTGAAGGGCGCGAGTACGACTGGTCGAGCATGCGATTCAAGGACCCACCCAAATGAGGTCATTCGATAGCTTCGGCGATTTCGCGATGCATTTGCTTGCCGTGAAGGGAGCAACGGAAATAGCCCTGCATCATGCGGTTAAGGATTCCGCTCGCATGATTGAGAAGACCGCCAAGGAAGAAATCGGGGTATATCAGCACGAAGTTGGAACGGCGCAGGATGACATTGGCGTGTACCCGGCGTGGGCTCCCTTGGCGGAATCGACTGAACGCCAAAAGGAGCGCATGGGTTATCCGTTAGACGCGCCGCTTCTTGCCTCTGGTGACTTTAGGGATAGCATCAAGAGCCAAACGATTGGCTTAAAGGCAGTCATCGGATCAGATGACCCTGTTGGCGTCTACCATGAGCTTGGCACTGACAAGATGCCTCCGCGTCCCGTCTTTGGTCCGGCCGCAGTGCGCAATGAAGAAAGGGTGCTTCGCAACCTGTTTGAAGCAGCTGGCGCCGCACTCATTGGCGGCGATTGGATGCTAAGGCCATTGGGTGGGCCTAAATCAGAAAGCTAAATGTCCTGCTCAAAACTGCGCATAGCAATGCAATCAAAAGCAATGCCGCGACAGGCAACTTGCCGTCTCGCGTAGCAAGGTTTTTACCGCCCCACACAATGGCCATGAAGGCGATTCCTAGCGCCTTGCTAGTGGTCTTCACGAATTCAACAAAGAAGTTTTCCCACTTCGACAGTTGCCGCGGCCCCTTGGGTTTTACGCGCGGCACAGCGTATTGCGCGCCGAAATGATCGGCGAACCAGTCCCTAATCCGCATTCCGATAGGCAGGCGCATGTTTGAAGCATACAAGATCGGCGTACGGATTGGCGTGGTGGATGCTACGGCCGGGGGCATTCTCAAGATTGCCTCGCAGTTCGCAAAGGCACAAAAAGAAGCTTCCGCATTCCTCAATACCCTGCGAAAGGTCAATGAGGAATTGAAGAAGACAGCTTCCGGTTGGGCGGGTGATGCCGCAGGAGACTTCAATAGGGCCCGCAGGGCGGCGGATGATTACGCCCAAGCCGCACGCAGGGCCTCAAGGGCTGCTTCGCCCGAAACCGGCATGGCTGTGGTGGCCGGCTATGCAGGCGGGCGCTATGCCGCAGGCTACTTGCCTGGACTGGCGATGCTACGCCTGCCAGGAGCCTCTGGCGGGTCATCCCCATCGCTGGCCATGCTGGGGCTTCCTCGCGGTTCTTATGATTCCTTTCCTGCCGTATCGATGCTTCGACTTCCCGGATCTTCCGGTGGCGGTGCGTTGCCGCCTGGAGGGTCCATTCCGCTGCTGGGGGGGGGCGGAGCATCTGGCCCCATCATGGCGGCAGCCGGGTTCCCCATGGGATTTGGCAGCGGCTCCGGAGGCGGAGGCAATAGGGGCGGCGGCGGGAATGGTTTTAGCTATGGCCCACTTGGCGCGATGGCTGGCGGCTGGTTCCTGGAGCAAGAAGGCAAGCAAGCCCTCGGCATGCTCGGCGGCCCCATTGAAGAGGCCGCCAGATATCAGTCTGCGGTCGCTCGATTCCAGCTCTATGGCCTTGGCGATCAATTGAATGCTGAGGCGATTAAGTTCGCCACGAGCATGCATATTGTCGGTACATCAATGACAGATGCCGTCAATTTCATGGCTGAAGCGCAGGGCGTTTTTCGCGAATCAGGATTGAATGGATCAGCATCTCTTGCTGGTGCCAAGCTCGCCGCGCCCATGCTCGCAAAGATCGCCTTTGCCACATCTGGACTTGATGAGGACACCAAGGCAAAGATCCATACGCAAAGTCTTGCCATGCTGCGCTTTGTTGAAATGCGTGGCGGCCTTTCTAGTCCAGCCAGATTCAATGAGTTGGCGAATGAGGGGTGGAAGGCGATACGGTCATCGGGTGGAAACGTCGCATGGGAACAATTGCGGCAATTCATGTCTACGGGTGGCGTTGCTGCGCAGGGCCTATCTGACAAAGCCTTGTTTGGCGAGATGGAGCCCATCATCGGCGAAATGAAGGGTGGCGGCGCGGGAACGGCCTTTATGACGGCCTTTTCTCGCATGAACGGCTTGCAGCGCCTAATGCCGCGAATCTTTCAGCATGAAGTTTTGCGACTAGGTCTATGGGACCGGTCCAAGCTGACTTTCAATAGTCAGGGCGGCATCAAGGATATGAATGGAAATCCGCTCATCAATGCGAATGCTTTCAGCAAGTCGCCATTTGAGTACTACAGGGATGTCATTCTCCCCGCATACAAAAAAGCTGGCATTACGAATGACTCGGACGTCTTCCGCGAAAACGCCATATTGTTTGGCAACACAGGCGGAAAGATGTTTAGCATCATGTACCGACAGCAGAATCAGATTGCGCAGTCGGTTGATGCGCAGCGTAAAACGCTCGGGATTGATGCTTCGGTAGGTGTTGCAAAAGGCACCTTTCAAGGGCAGATGCTCGATTACCAGAAGAAAATGCAGGATCTCCAGATCCAGCTGGGGAAAACCATTTTGCCGATGCTTATTAATGGCCTTAGATGGCTTAATCCGCATCTCCAAAGTGCGGCCAATTGGATTGGGCAACATTCCACCTTGACGAAGGGTCTAGTGATTGCATTCGCGGCCTTTGGTGGTCTAGCCATGCTTTCCGGATCCATCCTAGCTATGGCTGGCGCATTTAGCTTGATTAGCGGCGCAGTTGCGGCTGGCGGTGGACTGGCTGCCGGATTGGGAGGAGTCGCGGCGGGGCTGAGTGCGCTTGGTCCGGCAATCGCAGTAGCCTCGGCTGCGATTTTGGGATGGAAGGCGGGTGGGTACATCAACAAACACTTTGTTGAAGGTACAAAATTTGGTGATTGGCTTGGTAGCGCAGAAGCACACACGCTTGCATTTTTCGGTAATAAAGAAGCGAAAGATGCCATCGCCATGGAAAATAAGGCGAAAAGCGTTACTCATGTGCATCTGCATGTCGATGGTCGTGAAATAGCCCACGCAGCCGTACCACACATCGCAGACATGGCCTCCAAGCCCCAGACCGGCATGTCTGGCTGGGATAGCTCCATGTTTCCGAGTCCGGTCGGCATCAACTACGGTAACTAACGATGCCTCAAGTGCAGCTAGCTCTCGGCGAAATCACCTTCGCCGATCTTGAGGTGCCCGAAAGCCTGAATTGGGGGGGTGATCAGGCCCTTGTCATCCAAAAACTCATCGGCGGCTCGCGCGTCATTGATGCGATGGGCCGCGATGACGACGCCATTCAATGGTCTGGATGGTTCTTGGGGGCTTCGGCGTTCGACCGCGCGCAGTACGTCAACACGCAGCGCATCATTGGACAGCCATTGTCGCTGACGATGGGTCCACTGAATTTCACGGTGATTATCCGTAGCTTTAAGGCTACCTATGAATTTCAGTTCCGTATCCACTACAGCATCAGCTGTGAAGTTGTTCAGGACAATGTAACGCCGACAATGCTCGGTGCTGTGCCAAGCATCGATGACCAAATGAATGGCGATATGAATACGGCCAATGGGTTGGGCTCGCTCATCGGCGACGGGGCGCTCTCAGGATTGCTTGGAGCGCTCAATACGGCAATCAGTGGCGTATCTACTTTTGCCAATGCGGCACAGTCAACTATCAGCAGTGTCTTACAGCCGGTCGCCGCGGTGCAGTTGCGCGTGAAGACATTGCTGGCGTCTGCCATCAATACAACCTCGAATATCGCCACCGTGGGTGGCGTACTCCCTTTTACGCCAGTGGCGCAGGCTGCGGCGAGTTTAGGCAGTCAGGTGGTGGCCTTCGAATCACAACCATCCTTGCTCAGTCTTCAAGGGGTCATGGGGCGCATGTCGGCGAATCTGAATAGCATTCGCAGCAATGCCACGACCGTAACGACTGCGGGTGGAAACCTGCAGCAGATCGCGGCCAAGCAATATGGCGATGCGACAAGCTGGACAGGCATCGCCAAGGCTAATGGCCTCACTGATCCAGTAGTGAGCGGCGTGCAGACACTTACGGTGCCTATCCAGCCGGATTCGGCGGGAGGCGTCCTTGGCGGATAATGCGCAGGCGGCACAGCAGATCGTATCGGGTGCTCGACGGCCACGGGGTTTAGTCAAAGTCAACGGGCAGGTTTTGCCGGCGAAAACACCTGCTGGCCAGGGCTGGACTTACTTCGAGGTAACGAACACGTCATATCGCGAGGCGGGAACGTTTCGTGTGTGTTTTGCGTTGTCCGGACTTCCTTCGTCATACAGCGAAGCATGGTTTGCAAGCCAAACGACGATTGGTATCGAACTGTTCGCCGGATTTCCCGTTGACCCAACCAATTACGGCTCGTCCGAGCTTCAGAGCCTCATTCTTGGCAACGTCGATAGCGTCGAATACAAGCCTGCTGAGCGCATTCTTGAGCTTTCCGGCCGAGATCTAGCCTCGCTATTGATTGATGCCAAGACGGCCGAGAAATGGCAGAACCAGACAGCAAGTGGCATAGCCAAGACATTGGCGGCTCGGCATGGGCTGACGCCTGTTGTTACGGCGACTACGGACAAAATGGGCCGCTTCTACCAGATCGATCACGTCAATACGACGACGGCTCAGACGGAATGGGACTTCCTGTGTTGGATTGCACAACAGACGCAGAACGTCGTCTACGTGAAAGGTAACGAACTGCATTTTGAGCCTGCGCCAGATCCGGCCACGGCGCCGCAATATCCGGTTTTTTGGGTGCCAGCGACAGAAAGTGCGCCATTTCAGTCGAATGCAAAGACACTCGGTTTCTCGCGAACCCTTACGGTAGGAAAGACGATTACCGTCACGGTGCGGTCATGGAATCAGAAGCAAGCAAAAGGCTTCACGGCGACGTACCCGACAAACCATGCCAAGGGCATACGGCCCGGAAGCGCCACGGAGCCAGCCCAAAATTACAGCTATGTGATCGGCAACCTGACGCAACAGCAAGCCATTCAGCGCGCTCAGGCGATTTACAACGAAATCATCAAGAACGAGATGCGAATGACAGCAAGCTTTCCCGGGGACGGAACGCTGGATGTCGCGCACGTCATTCCGGTTAGTGGAACAGGTACAGCCTTCGACCAAACCTATTACCCGGAAACCATCATTCGCCGAATGACCTATGACGGTGGCTACTCCATGGATGTCACTGCACGCAATCATTCCAACGATGTGGAGCCGGCCATATGAGCATGAATCGCTTGCTTGGCGCGGTACGTGCTCAGGCGACTATGGCGGGGCAGGGGCGTTTTACGTCTCGTGTCGGCCAGGTGTCCAGTTACGACCCCAATAGCTATAGCGTCAAGGTGACATTCCCGCCCGACGAAACCGAAAGCGGATGGATTCCGATCGGCGCACTGTCGGTGGGCAATGGTTTCGGCATATTTGCCGCTCCAAACATCGGCGATCAGGTGGTCATTTTGTTCCAGGATGCCGCTCCGGACGCACCAATTGCCGCCCTCCGTCTATTCGACAATGTGCGACCAGCGGCCGTCGTACCTGCCGGTGAAATGTGGATCGTTCACGCAAACGGCCAATACGCGAAACTTACCAATGACGGGAAGCTATCGTTAAACGACGGACATGGCGCAAGCGTCGTTCTGGATGGTGCGGGGAATATCGCGAGCGCCGGCAATTGGACCCATACCGGAAACCTGACCATTCAGAGCGGCACAACCGCTGTGGCAGCGATCACTTCCAATGGGCATGACATTAGTAGCACGCATAAGCATACCGGCGTCACAACGGGCTCCGGTATCACAGGCGCACCCCAATAAACCATGTCCACGCTTAACGATGTCTTCCAGTACTGGGGCAATGATCTCAGTGCGGCGGCGGGTGGCGACCTTTTGCCAGCTACGGCGATTGATCGCAGCAATCAGCGCATCCTTCGACGTCTACTGACCAATCCTGGCGACTACATCTGGCACCCGGACTACGGCGCAGGGCTTCCGTCTTTCGTTGGCTCGACTGCATCAAAAGATGAAATCGCAGCCGTTATTCGTGGGCAGATGTTGATGGAGGCATCCGTTTCACCAAGCCCGGCACCAGTCATAAAAATCACCCAAAACGGCACTTCATTCACCGCCCAGATCACTTACACCGAAGCATCGACTGGCCAGCCGGCCGTATTGACAGTGCCTGTGGGGCAATAAACGATGGCCAACCTTTCCCAGAAAGATTTCAACACCCTTGTCAGTGATTTTGCGACAGCGGTACAAGGCGCAGCATCGGCACTTCTAGATTTCACGGTAGGTTCTATCCTGCTAGCCATTGGTGAAGCGGTTAGCTCCGTAACGGTCTGGCTGGAAGGTCTAATCCTTATCCTGCTTCAGACGACGCGCTTATCGACCTCATCCAACGGTGATGTGGACACGTTCGTCAATGACTTCGGTTATAAGCGGTTGCCTGCTGTAGCGGCTGATGGATCTGTCACGTTTGCCCGCTTCACGCCTACTATGCAGGCACAGGTCCCTGTTGAATCGATCGTGCAAACGGCGGACGGCACGCAGTCCTATACGGTCATCGCTGACACCACGCAGAGCGCCTATAGCTCAACGCTGAATGCCTACGTTCTACCAGCGGGAGCGTCGAGCATTTCCGCCACAGTTCAGGCGGTGAATGCCGGCACGCAGGGCAATGTCGGAACCAATACGATCACGGTCATAACCGGGTCGATACCTTATGTGGACACCGTAACGAATGCCGCTGCTTTCACGTCAGGCCAGAACGCGCAGACGGATGCTCAAGTGCGGACAGGCTTCATTGCCTATTTGGCAAGCTTGGCAAAAGCTACCGCTGCAGCCATCGTCAACGCCGTACAAGGTCTGCAAGTCGGTGCGACGTGTGTCATTACCCAATTCTATGCCTATAACGGCACCTACCAGCCAGGTTATTTCTATGCTGTGGTAGACGACGGTTCCGGAAATCCACCTTCAGGGTTTCTCTCGAATGCCTCTAATGCGATTGATGCGACGCGGGCATGCGGAATTCAATTTAACGTGTTCGCCCCCGTAACCGTCACGGCCAATGTGGTGATGACTATCACTGCAGCGAGCGGTTATGTCCTGGCTACCCTGGAATCGCAAGTTCAGTCCGCCATTCAAGGCTACATAGGATCTATCGCCCTAGGTCAGACATGCGAATGGTCCAAGCTTGCCGCCATCGCATACGGAGTTTCTGGTGTAGCTAATGTCACAACATGGACGCTGAATGGTGGATCGTCAGATCTCGTCCCGACATCTCAGCAACGCATCATTGCCGGCACGGTGACGGTGAACTGACGTGGCGACCGGTGATAAGCAAGACATCTTTACGCGCCTAAAAGGTGCAATGCCTGTTCGCTGGTTTGGGACGATAGCGGATAGCACGCCCATACTGGATGCCATTCTGACGGGTATCGCGGCCGTTCTAAGTTGGCTCTATTCGCTTTATGCCTACGCCAAGCTTCAGACTCGCCTCGCTACGGCGACGGATGGCTGGCTTGATCTCATTGCCTATGATTTCTTCGGATCGACTCTACCTCGGCAGGATGGCGAGTCGGATGGGTCCTATCGCTCGCGTATTCGTGCCGCACTTATTCAGGCCAAGGCGACGCGCAGCGCAATCATTCAGGCCGTTACGGCGCTTACTGGACGGGCGCCCAAGATATTCGAGCCATTTCGCCCCGCTGACACGGGCGCCTACAACAGCGCACAAAGCCTTGCATGGAATACGGCGGGAGGATGGGGCTCTACCCAACTTCCCGCACAGTACTTCATCACCTGCTACCGGCCACATGCTGCAAACGGCCTAGCCAATGTAATGGGCTGGGGTGTGTCGGTGGGTGCGTGGAACACGGGAAGTCAAATCAACTATGCCACGCTCGCGAACTGGGACGCCAATGTGCCGGACAGCGCCATCTACGACTGCGTAGCAAAGACGACTGCGGCAGGCGTTATTGCCTGGACACAGATTCAGAACTGACGAAGTAGCCAACACCCCTTTCGCGACAAGCCGGCCATGCGCCGGCTTTTTATTGCCTGGAGCAACCATGCGCCGTCAAACCGTATACCCCGGATCGATTCCGGAAGACACCGATTTCCTTAACGCCAACAAGAATGCAATGGTCGCTCTGGGGCGATTGTGTAATGCATTACTCGGTACGGGAGGCCTTTTTTATGGTCTAAGCGTTTCGCCTACGTCGCCGGCAAGCCTTTCGGTAAACGTGGCTAATGGCGAGCTGTATCAGCTTGAGAACGTAGACAACACCGCATACGGCTCTCTCGCAGCAGACACCACCAACACGATCGTCAAGCAAGGCATTTTGCTTGCCTCAAATGCACCCGTGGCCCTTTCGTGCCCCGCGCCTTCCGCTGCCGGATTCTCGATCAATTACCTGATCGAGGCTACATTCGCAGAGGTGGATGGAGGCAATGCGGTTCTCCCGTATTACAACGCAGCTAACCCATCTCAGCCGTACGCGGGTCCCAATAATACGGGTGCGGCCAACTCCACGTATCGCGATGGCGCCATCACCATCCAGGCAAAAGCCGGCGTGGCGGCAACCACGGGAACGCAGACGACGCCAGCGCTTGATTCGGGTTACGTGGCGCTTGCTGTGGTGACCGTTGCAAACGGTCAAGCCACCATAACGGCCGGCAATATCGCAGCCATCACGACAAACAAGCTGCCCACGGATCTGCTGCATATCATGCAACAGGACGCAGCGAATTATGCGATCGATACCGGAACGGCGAACAACTATGCCATCGCATGCGTGCCGGCAATCAGTGCGCTTACTGATGGTATGCCGCTCACTTTCCGCGTCCTGAACTCGAATACGGGCGTGAGCACGCTTTCTGTCAACGGACTTTCGGCCCAGTCTATCGTCACGACGGGACATAGCGCGCTTTTCGGAGGCGAGTTAAAGGCAGGTAGCATTGCCACCGTTGTCTGGAATGCGAATGCATCGGTCTTCGAGCTTCAGGTTCAGCAGCAAGGCGGCCGCCTTCTTCGCACAACCGTCTACACCATCAATGGTGGCGTCCAGCAGGTTTCGGTCAATGGCGGTGCGTTCACCTCCACGGGCGCCTCTACATTCACCTCTCTGGCGCAGACGAATTCGATCATTGTCGAAGGTGTTGGCGGCGGCGGGGCTGGCGGCGGATCTCCCGCCTGTACGCGCAGCCAGGCAACAGGGGGAGCCGGTGGCGGCGGCGGGGCTTATTTTAAGTCGCTACTGACTAGCGGTTTTTCCGGCGGTATCGCAATCACTATTGGATCTGGCGGTGTTGGCGCTTCCGGCACCATAGGGGCGAGCGGCGGCACTACGACATTCGGC